GTATTGCGAAAACAATAGTTTGGATACAGTCAACACAACCACAACCACTAACACAAATACGAACACCAACACAAATCAAAATACCAACACGAACACCAATACGAATTCTAATACTAACGTATCGACCAACACAAACAATTCGACTAATACGAATTCAAACACAAATGTTTCTACAAATTCAAACACAAATGTAAACACCTCGACATCGAATAACACCAACACGAATAACAACGTCAACACTTCGACTTCGACATCCAATTCCACCGTAAATTCAACCGTAAATCAGAATGTTACAAACACAAATAATTCAACATCGACTAGTAATAACACAAATCAAAACACCAACATTAATCAATCGACTTCTGACTCAAACGTCACAACCGACAACCGAAACGTAAACGAAAATAATACTAAATCAGATAACACAAACCGAAACATCAACGAATCTAATTCAACGCAAACAATAAATCAAAATGTTAAAAGCAAGGCACCCCCTGCCTCTGCTATAGCACCAAGCATTATGAGTTATTCTCAAGACCTATGTACCGTTGGTAGGTCAGGAGCTTTTCAAGGGCAAGTATTTGGGTTCTCCACAGGAGCAACTGTGACTGACGAGAACTGTGAACGCTTAAAACTTTCAAAGTATTTGTATGATACTGGTATGAAAGTCGCTTCAGTGTCTATACTTTGTCAAGACTCAAGAGTATTTAAAGCCATGGAAATGGCAGGTACTCCTTGCCCTTACCAAGGTAAAATAGGTAGAGAAGCAACGATGGCATGGGCTGAAAATAAATCTAAAAGACCTGACGCAAAAGAACAGGAAAAACTTTTTATTCAGCAATGCACACACGATAGAAACCCTAACAGAGACAAAATCAATAAAGATGTTGTGGGTTTAGTTAAAAAAACTTACACAAGAAAAACTAAAACCACTAAACAATGCCGAAAAGAATTCTATGCTACGCAGTAGCTAGTCTGCTATCCTTAAGTGTATACGGACAATACACTTATGAATCAGGACAAGACTTATATCACCTACAAACAAACGCAAACAACTTTGAGGGCGAGTTAGCATACGAAGTTTCAGATGATGGCATTTCACCCACAATTGATCTTTCTTTTGATTTTACTTTTTATGGCTCTACATTCAGTCAAGCGAGGATGGCTACCAATGGATGTCTCCATTTTGGCTCTAGTAGTAGCTATTGTAACGACTATACTCCTGACCCTATTAACGGACAGCACACATATACCATATATGCTTTTTGGACTGACTTAATTAGAGACTCTGATTCTCGCATGAAGTCTTGGGGTGACAACAGCAAGATGATTTTTGGTTGGTACGACATGCGAGAATACAATCGTGCTTCTGATAACAGCTTTGAGATAATACTGTGGAACAACAACTCTTTTGATTTGCGTTACGGTCATTTAGACATTATCAATCACGATGTTCTAATTGGCGAGGTTGGTGCAAACAAAGATGACTCTTACACTTATTACTATCATGACGAATGTAACACAGGAACCACCAATAGCTCTACTTGCTACAATTACGATTGGAATAGCTCTGATAAAAATCAAAACTTAGAAAACGGTGGCTCTCTTTTTGGGTGGGGAAGTGGTAGCGGTATTGATTGTAGCAACCCCTTAAATGATACCAGTTGCTCAGGCTATGCCGATGCTTACCAAACTCAACAATGTAACATTGACCAACTATATTCTGAGTCATGTCCATATTATTGGGATGCATATGATGATTTACAGTGCAACCTTGATCCACAGTACGGACCATTTTGTCAGGGTTACAGACAAGAAAACGATGTTGGGTATTTTCAAGAAGATGAGTTCGACTATGGATACGAGGAAGAAGAACAATTTGGGTACGAAGAAGAGCCAATGTTTGAAGAGTTCGTTTATGACTTTGAGGAACAACACCACGGAGAAGAAGAATTTTTTTACGAAGAAGAAATAATTTTTGAGCAAATGTTTCCACAAGAGGAATTTCACGATCCTTTTGTTTCTGTACATGACACACCTTTGCGTGATGAAGAAATATTTACGCCTATAGACGATCTCATGGTAGAAGAATTTATTTTTCAAGAAACCTTTTTGGTAGAAGATTATCGTGAGCCTGAAACATTTATTGAACTTGAAACCATAAACCAATTGGAAGAATGGTTTGAAGAAGAAACGAGAAGAGAAGAAGAAATTGCAATTTTGGAAGAGCCTGAAGAAGAGTTTTTAGAAGAAATATTTGAAGAAGAGGTTGTTGAGGAGGTGTTTGAAGCTATAGAAGAACGCATGGCTGAAGCTGAGATGGAGGAAGAAAGAATAGAAAGAGAAGAAACTATAGAAGAAGATGTATTTGAAGAAGAGTTTCAAACTGCTGAAAGGGAAAATGAAAAAGGTGAAAGCTCTATTAGTAGAGAAATAGCACTTAAGATTGTTTCCGCCACAATTACAACAGCTAAAAACAGCATTAGTGGCACCAACTCAGGTAGCTCAGTTCATGCAACTGGTGGTAGCCTTGCATCAGGCAATGTTTTTGCTTCTTCGTCTAATACAAGCATGAGTATTAGTAGCTCACCAAGCATTTCAGATCAATTTGCATCTTCTACCGCACAAACCAATCAAGTTTTGGATATGAGTAGCGTGTCTGTATCAGATTCTTCTTTTAGTTCAACAGCAGTAGAAACAGAAACAACAACGGAGGTAGCAGTTGCTACCGTTATAACAGAAACAACTCAAGACCAAATGGACACCTCTATTGCATCTGTTGAGTCTGATTCAGAGACAACGATTGAAAATATTATTGCTCAAAACTTACAAATGGCTCAAGAACAAGTTGTAGCCAAACAAGAAGAAACTGGTAAATATGGATCAGAAAATGCAATTATAGCGGTGATGGGCTTTTTGCCAAACTTTAACAATTACAGGCTTGTATCAATACCGCAAAAAGAATTGTGGTATGAACCTAAAAGCATTTATACTAACAATACGCTATCAGACAATACTGAAGCATTTTATAGCATGGCAGGTCAAAGCATAAAAACCTTAAATGACCTTAAAAGCATGCAACCAACTCTTTAGGAGATTTATATGAATTGGTTTGAAAACAAAACAACACAGCTTATTGCCCTTGTGGGGATAGTTGGAACGCTTGCTGGGTTCGGATATCAGGGAGCAACCTATGTTAATAGGATTGAAAACTTAGAAGCACAAATCGGTGGCATTGGTGACACCGAACTAAAACAAAAAGCAATTGAAGAAAGGTTTGCGGGGATAGAAAAATCTGTTGAGTATTTAGAGAAACAAATTAACAACATTTCCGTTCCTGATGTTACAGAAATCAAAACAGATATTGCTACGATAAAAGCTGATGTGCAAAGCCTTGACAAAGCATTAGACAAATTAGAAACTAAAAATCCATTAGCAGGATAAATTATGAAATTTAATTTAATTAAAAATGTAGTAGGAGCCATAGCACCAACACTAGGCTCTGCTTTGGGTGGACCATTGGGCGGACAGGCAGCTTCTGTTGTGGCACAAGTCCTTGGCTGTTCTCCTGAGCCAAAAGCCATCAATCAAGCTATTCAATCAGCCACTCCCGAACAAATGCTTGAGCTTAAAAAAGCAGAACAAAATTTTGAATTACAAATGAAAGAATTAGAGGTAGATGTTTTTAAGCTAGAAGTTCAAGACAAATCTGATGCTAGAGGCAAATTTAGCAAAGATTGGACTGCAAGAATTATGGGTACTGCTGTGGTCGGTGGATTTCTTGGCTATATATTTTTAGTTACATTGCAACCACCCGAACAAAATTCTGAAGCTTTAATCAATTTGGTGTTAGGATATCTAGGTGGGTTGGCATCGGCAGTTATATCGTTTTACTTTGGGGCTTCAAACACATCTGAAAAAAAAGATGACTAACAAGCCAACAGTACAGTCTGTTTCATCAGACCTAAAATCACATGAGGCACAATGTGCTGAAAGATGGAAGACCATCTTTCGAGAAACAGAAGAAATAAAAGCACAAGTTGCGGATTTAAACAAAACCTTAAGAATGGCGGTGTTCGGATGTTTCGGATTTTTAGGAACCTTATTAATAGCAATCATATCAGGTCTACTTCCCCTAAATTAATGCAAATTTCAAAAGAAGGCATTTGCCTAATAAAAAAATTTGAAGGGTGTGAGTTAGAGGCTTATCAAGACGCTGTAGGTGTTTGGACAATTGGCTACGGTCACACCAAAAATGTGCAAGAAGGACAAAAAATATCAGAAGAAGAGGCTGAATCCATGTTGTTACATGAGCTTATGGAATACTGCAAATATGTAGAAGATGCTGTAGAAGTGCCGTTGCATCAAAATCAATTTGACGCTTTGGTTTCATGGACTTACAACTTAGGTCCATCCAATCTCAACAAATCAACAATGCTTAAAGTTTTGAATAGGGGTCATTACGAGGAGGTGCCTGCACAAATGCGTAGGTGGAATAAAGCAGGGGGTAAGGTGCTTGAGGGATTAACCCGAAGGCGAAACGCTGAATCTCTACTTTTTGAAGGCAAGGAGTGGGGTAAAATCTAGGAGACGGTTTGCCACATGCCACTACACGCATAGCGTTAGCAGGTGAATATTTGGCAGCATCTTACTTGCTGAGATATTGCGACTCCGTAATACTGGCACCCCAAGCTCATAGAAGCGATTTAATTTTGGATCATCAAAATAAGCTATACAAAGTACAAGTAAAAACCACTAACTCCACCTATTTAAGAAGAGGCAAAGATTATTATCGTTGGGAGTTACGCAGTGGCAGAAGAACGGCAAAAAAAGAAAGACAAGATTCTGATGAAAGGTACGGCAACGGTCAAATAGATTTATTTTGTTTGGTAGCCCTGCCTTTGGATAAAGTAATTTTTATGCCATTTAACAAAGAAAAAAATTTAACAGAGTTTGCAAAAACAGAAGAAAGGCTTTTAGAAATAGATACTAAAGAATCTTTGCAAGCATGTTTAGATCAAGCAAATGAAAGCCCAAAATTAACACCTTTAGATTTGTAATAAAATAAGTTAGAATCAACACTTAATACAGGAGATCGTTATGAGTAAACTTAAAAGTAATACCTTTGTCTTAGAGACTGCATTAATCAAATTACAGCAAACTCTTGAAGACAGAGATGATGACTACGGTAGCTCTGATGATTTTTTTGACAACCTTGCAAACATGATCAACGCCATACTGGGCAACAAAATAGCAGAGCCGATTACAGGTAGCGATGCTTGTAATATTATGCTTTGCATGAAATTAATTCGCATATCACAAAATCCACAGCATTTAGACAGTTGGATTGATACAGCAGGATATGCCATTCTAGGACTATTAAAACAAGATTATCTGTGTGAAAATGAGGAATGACATGTTTCTTGTGGGTATTATTCAATATCTCCTCTCTCTCATAATTACATGTCTAGGGAAGTTGGTATTACTCCCCCCTAAGAAAGATGTTTTCCAACTTCCCACCTTATGCTTGATTTAGATAAAATAAAATCTTTTGAGATTCTATCTAAGGATGAGCAGATAGAAGCCTTGGCTTTGATTGATAAATGGAAAAACATCAAAGCAAGAACCAAATGCAGAGATGATTTTTTAGAGTTTGTACAAATGATGTGGCAAGGCTTTATCATGGGCAGACACCATAAAATACTTGCAGATAAGTTTAATCGCATAGCACAAGGCAAACTTAAAAGATTGATTGTGTGTTTACCACCTAGACATTCTAAATCTGAATTTGCATCGACATTTTTTCCTGCATGGATGATGGGACTAAATCCATCACTTAAAATTATTCAAGCAACTCACACCGCAGAACTAGCTGTAAGATTTGGTCGTAGAGTCAGAAACATTATTGACTCAGAAGATTATCAAACAGTTTTTCCAAACATTAGCTTATCAGGAGATAACAAGTCAGCAGGTCGATGGACAACCAATGATGGCGGTGAAGCTTTCTACTCAGGAGTTGGTGGTGCTATTACGGGTCGTGGTGCAGACTTATTAATTATTGATGACCCACATTCTGAACAAGATGCCATGTCACCAACTGCAATGGATGGAGCTTGGGAGTGGTACACATCAGGACCACGCCAAAGGCTACAGCCGGGTGGTACTATCATTTTGGTAATGACACGATGGTCAACCAAAGATTTGGCAGGTCGATTGCTCAAAAGACAATCGGAAGCACACGCAGATCAGTGGGAGCTTGTAGAATTTCCTGCAATCATGCCTGAGTCTGATGAACCTTTGTGGGGAGAGTTTTGGAAGAAAGAAGAACTCTTGGGTGTAAAAGCATCTTTACCAGTATCCAAATGGAATGCTCAGTGGATGCAAAATCCAACAGCAGAAAGTGGATCAATTATAAAAAGAGAATGGTGGAAAACTTGGGAGAGTGAAGAGATTCCTTCGTGTGAGTGTATTATACAAAGCTATGACACCGCATTTAGTGCAAAAGAAACGGCTGACTACTCGGCTATAACGACATGGGGCATATTTTATCCTGAAGAAGGCGATGAAGCTTCTGTAATATTATTGGATGCAACAAGGCACAGAGTAGATTTTCCTGAGTTGAAAAAAATAGCTTTAGAAGAATATAAATATTGGGAACCTGATATTGTTTTAATTGAGGCAAAAGCCAGTGGTACGCCTTTAACACAAGAACTTAGAAAGATAGGTATACCTGTACAATCTTACTCACCTAGCAGAGGTCAAGACAAGATAGCTAGAATGAACTCTGTTTCTCCCATGTTTGAAAGTGGCATGGTTTGGGCAACAGAAGATGCGTTTGCCGAAGAAGTTATTGAAGAAATGGCTTCTTTTCCTTACGGAGAAAACGATGACTTTGCTGACT